AGATACATTACTAGCTCCTGTTGTTAATTGCTCTAAAGCATTTAAACCAACTCCTGTATTACAAGTAGCTGTTGTGCTTCTTTCAAAAGCTGACTTACCAATTGCTGTATTAAAATTACCTGTTGTGTTAGCTACTAAAGAATTAGCACCTACTGCAACATTTTTGCAACCCGTTGAGGTTACTCCCATAGATTCATAACCCATTGCTGTATTTTGACTTGCTGTTGTATTAGCATCCAAAGAACCACAACCAACTGCTGTATTACTATTACCTGTTGTGTTAGCATATAAAGAAAGTGTTCCGATTGCTGTATTTTCTGAACCTGTTGTGTTAGTTCTAAAACTATCTTGACCCATAGCAACATTAGACCCACCTGTTGTAGTAGATGCTCCAACTTTAGAACCTACACCTGTATTTTTTCTTGCTGTTGTTTGAGTTGAAAATGCACAAAGACCAACAGCTGTATTTAAATCACCTGTTGTGTTAGCATTTAGAGCAAAATAACCAACTGCTGTGTTGTTATCTGCTGTAGTGTTACCACTTAAAGCACTATTACCAACAGCTGTATTAAAATCTCCTGTCGTATTAGCATCTAAAGCAGTTCTACCGATTGATACATTACAACAACCTTCTGTATTAACAGCTAAAGAATTATAACCGATTGCAGTATTTCTACATCCTGTTGTATTTGCTAATAAAGCACCCACACCCAATGCTGAGTTTTCACTTGCTGATGTGTTAGATAATAAAGCATTTTTTCCTACTGCTGTATTACAATTTCCTACTGAGTTAGTACCTAAAGCATCTGAACCTACTGCTGTATTACAACATCCTTCAGTATTAGAATCCATTGTTTGATAACCAACTGCAGTATTGTCTGAAGCTGTTGTAGTAAATTTCATAGCTCTTGTACCAACAGCAGTATTAGCTGTACCTGATGAGTTAGATAATAATGAACAATGTCCTACTGCAACATTATTATCAGCTGTATTCGATTCTAAAGCATCTCTACCAACTGCTGTGTTACTAGAACCAGATATGTTAGTTTTTAAAGCCTCTAATCCAAAAGCTGTATTGTTTGAACCTGTTGTGTTAGCACACATAGCTTGATAACCCATAGCTGTTGAACCAGAAGATGTTGTGTTAGCTTTCATGGCTCTATAGCCAACTGCTGTTCCAAATCCAGAAGTCGTACAAGCTAAAGTTTCAAAACCAACTGCTGTGTTATTACTTGTATCAGAACTTGTTAAAGAACTATGTCCAACTGCTGTGTTACTATCTGAATCATCATTAGCATCTAGGGCAAGAGTTCCTACTGCTGTGTTGTTATCACCTGTTGTGTTTGCTCTCATAGCTTTACATCCAACAGCTGTATTAAAATCTCCTGTCGTATTATTTAATAAAGTCTCATAACCAATTGCAACATGAGAATTTCCTGTTGTGTTACAAGCCATAGCATATAATCCAAGTGCTGTGTTAGCACAACCTTCTGTATTTTTAAGCATTGCACTATGTCCAATTGCTGTGTTGTAATTTGCTGAAGTGTTAGAGCATAAAGCCTGTCTACCTAAAGCTACATTACATGCACCAGATGTATTTGAACACATTGCTCTATGACCAACTCCTGTATTTTGTACACCTGTGTTATTTTTTAATGCCTCTGCACCAACTGCTGTGTGACCGCCACCTGTTTGGTTATCACATAGTGCGTCAAATCCTATAGCTACGTTGCAATCACCTGATGTATTACAAGCTGAAGCTAAAGCACCTACTGCTGTGTTATTACTTTGTGTGTTTTTTCCTAAAGAACACATACCAACTGCTGTATTATTTGCTCCTGTATTACATCTTAAAGAAAAATAACCTACTGCTGTATTGGCATCAGATGTAACATTGGTACATAAAGCATTACTACCAACTGCTATGTTAAAATCACCTGTAGTATTTTTAGTTAAAGCACCAGACCCTATTGCAGTATTACTAGCACCTGTTGTATTTGCATCTAAAGCAAAAGAACCTACTGCTGTAAGACTAGAACCTGTTGTGTTTTTACATAGTGCTTCAAAACCTACAGCTGTATTATTACTAGCTGTTGTGTTAAGAGCTAAAGCTGATACACCAACTGCTACGTTTTGATCGCCTCCAATATTTGCACTTAAAGAAGTCATACCTACTGCTGTATTACAATTACCATCTGTGTTTGCATCTAATGCTCTATGACCAAGTGCTGTGTTTCTTATTCCTGTTGTGTTAGCAAGCAAAGCACAAGTACCAACTGCTGTGTTGGCGTCTCCTGTTGTAATTGCAGTTCCAGCTTTACTACCAATTGCTGTATTTTCAGTTCCACCAGCTTCAACACTATCTAAAGCAGTATCTCCTAAAGCTACGTTATCTGTTCCAGTAGGATAATTACCATCTAATTTGATTGTGCCACCGTCAACGACAAAGTTTCCTGTAAGAGTTAATCCTCCACCTGGTGCAAGTGATACACCTGACGGAACAACAACCGTGTCTCCTGAAGTTCCAAGAGTTAACGTTGTCCCTGATTGCGGGTCTATTTGATCTACTTCAATTTTACTCATTATACGACTACTACCGTTCCTGTTATAGTTTGTGTTCCTGTTACTGTAACTGGCCCTGCTAAAACTCCAGAGTCTACTGTTTGATCTTCAGAAAGAGTTGATGCATGTGTTACTACATAATCTGTTGCTGTCATAGATGGAGACATAGCTCTAGCCGCAGGTAAAGTACAGAATACTGTTTTACTACCTGAAGAAAAATTTACCGCACTATCAGAATTAGATGATGAGATAACTGTGTCTCTAGATAAAGTATCAGGTGAAGCATCTGTAACAGTTCCTATACCTACCTCAAACTCTGCTGAACCATCGAGTGAGATAGCGTAATAAGTTCTCTTACCAGTTCCAATACCAGCAACAAAAGTTTCAAAACCAGTTTCTGCACCGGCTAGTGAAAACGTTCCTGTTCCAGTAGTTGTGCTTGTTTCCTTAACTCTATCGTTAACTATTAAAGCTGCCATTTACTACTCCAAAAAATTTTATGCGTTGCCAAGTCTAATAATAGCTGCAGAACTAGACGCAGTTGGAAACTGAATAACGAAATCACCGTTAGTTGCAGTTTTTGAACCACCAAAGTCTAAGACTAATACAGCATTATGTGGACTAGCACTTTTATAAATCAAAGCTCCTACTGCTGTTAAAGTTACAGAACTAAAAGTTAAGTCTGCAAAATCAACATATCCAATATTACTTGCGATCGCTACACCATTATTAGTTAAAGTATTTCCACCAGCAGTATAACTTGTACCAGATGAAGAAACTTCATTAGTAGTAGTGTATGCTGTAGTAGAAGTGCTTAAACCAGAAATGTCTGTATACAAAGCAAGTTTAAAAGCTGTTCCACTATTCCCCGACGTATCGAAGCTGAACTTTGCTTTTAAGAGATCCGTTTTAAAAGAATCAGGTACTACGTTTGCCATTTTTTATCTCCTTAAATTAAGATGGTGATTCAGATTTAAGAGGAGTTCGAATGGCACCATCTTCCCATTCATCCCGGCGTCTACGACCTTGTTGTTCGATCGCATACGATTGTAAAGCTCTTTTAAAAGATCCTTCGTAGTATTGTAACATATCTGCGGGACCTTTCAAGTATCCATATGCTTCTACCAAGCATCCATATAAAAGTAAATCTTGATATTTATTAGATGTGTAAGTTCCATTAGTACTTGGTGGAGTTGCACCAGTAGTTGTTGTAATACTATCTGGTTGTTTTGTATAGGCTAAAGTTATTAAATTTGTACTATTTGGAGTAGGTGCTACTACCCAATAATTAGCATCCCAATTAGCGTAATATTTAGGTATTCCAGAAGCTGTATTTGGAGTATTATAATATTCTGCCATAAAACTTGTATCTCTTTTTTCTAAAAAAGTTTGTTTACTATTAGAATCTGTTAATTGTACATATCTAATAAATCTTAAATCAGATGGTATAGTTACATATCTACTTCCAGCTGCTAAGTTTGATGTTGCATAAAATCTATTATCATCTGAATCAGCTTCTCTGTAAATTCTATTTTCTGCATTTTTAATTATTGTATCTAAAATAGTGTTAGATAAAACTGCACTATCTACTTCGGTGTAGTTTCTAACATCGTCTTGTAAGTTTGCTAAAGTATATGCCATTATGGTGTTAAAGTAACTGGACCTGCAGTTACAAACATTCCTCCTGAATTTTCTGTTACAGTTGCATTACTTCCACAATTGAAACTATAACTATTTATATCAATAACTGTTATACTAAATCCTGAACTATTTTCAAATAAAGAATATGCCAGGCCTCCTGGGCTTCCATCTACATTTCTAAAAACAACAGTATCATTTGTTGCTCTTCCATGAGCAGGTTCTGTAACAGTTACAGTAGAAGAACCTGAAATTAAACTTAAAGGATTTCCAGGTAATAAATTTTCTGTTGCAGGTTCAACTCTTGCAGGTCTTGCATTCATTAAACCTTGAGGATCACCTGTAAATCTTGTTGGTTGAATTTGTGGTTGCTTTGGTTCAAATTCTGAGTTGTGAACAAAACTACCATTCCATTCAGTTACCATTTCTTTATATGGAAATGCTAAGCCTGATCTATCAGATATTGCCTGCGCATATTTTCCTCTAGATAATTTTGCCATTAGACTCCCGGATAATAAGTTTTAGGAGTAATAAAAGAACTAGATGAAGATCCATCTTCAGTTAATGCTCTATTTAATTCATCCTCGTATAACATTTTTAACATTTGAATTTTTTCAGGTGCATATTTAACTGCTAAATAATATGCTAGTCCTGCAGTCATACAAGGTACAAATCTATAAGGCACATCTGCATCATTAGTATAGTCTCCTGCATCTTGAATTCTTTTTACATAATAATAATTAAAAAATTTACCAGCTTGATCAGTTCCTGGTGTTAAATATAAAGTAACTGTAATTTTATCAATAAACCTTTGTACAAAATATTGTGTAGGTTGACCTGTAGAAGTTTTATTTGATAATGCTTGATAAGTTGAT